GTGTAGTATTATCAATTGGAACATTAAATCCTGATAACTGTGTTGATGTAAAGTATGTTGGTGTAGTAGCTGTAACGCTTGATGCTCCAACTGCTCTATACTGTTGAACTGTGCTTGTTAAAGTTCCGTCTACGTTGTTGTCTATGTTGTTGTCTACAACAACATCGTTAAATTCTATTCTAAATTCAATTGTTCTAGTATCTGTTTCTCTACATTTAATAGTGTAAAGGTTTCCAGCATAAATGTTGGAGTAAGATCCTGAACCAACTCTACTAAAAACAGTTTGATATGCAGATGATAAACTATTATTACCAATATAATATCCTTGTCCTAAACCGCTTGTAAGTGTTGATTCTGCACTAAATGTAATTGTACCAATTTCACTGGTTAATGCTGCCCAATCTAATCCTTTAGGAGTGCCTGCACCGGTGTTATTAGCAGATAGCCTAATTTGTCCACCTGTATTAAAATAGTGCCTTCTTTGGTCAGCATCATTAAACGTCACTGTAAATATGTGAAATATTAGTCCGTTCCATGTTGCTGTTCTAGTACTAGTTAGTTTAGGTTCTAATACTGCTTGACTTGGATGTAAATTAAATTTGTCAGTTTCAATTTGAGTCATTAATGACTCATAGTCAGCTATACCTTTTTTTGCACCTTCAGCATCAGCTGCTGTAGCACCAGTAGAACTAACTTGCTGAGATGTGTCTTCAGCAATAGTATTTAAATCTTCAATAACTTCTCTAATACCAGTTTCAGTTACACCTACTTGGTGTATCCTAGCTTTTATCATATCTGCAAAGATATTGTTTATATGATCAGCATCAACTACTTGTGTATTATTTACTTGGGAACTTGAAATAGCTTGTCCATAGCCGTTAGTGCCTGAACCTGTTCCTAATATGAGCTCGATTCTTGATTGTAAGTTATTTAATCGTGCTGCGGTAATATCTGCCATGAGTTAGAATCCTTAAACCTTTAGCACACATTCTACTAATTTCTCTCCTGCTTCAGTACTTGTTTCAAGTGCTACGCCGACTAGTGCATTAGTTGTAATGGTGCTGCATACTCCATCTTGCCAGGCATACACTGCTTGTCCTTTTGATACAGGACCGTTAACTCTTACTGGAACTCTACCTTTTAAGCCAACTGCTTGGCCTTCAGCTTCTGAGTTCATTAAGTATGCTGGGTTGTCTGATATAACACCAATACACAAATCACCTATTGCACATGCTCTTGCTTCAGCTTCGCCGCCAACTGCAATTGCTGTACCTACTGTATATTCTTGATCTGTTCCATAAATTTCTGCTAAGTCAGCATATCTTGCTTGTGTAGCAGTACCTTGAAACAAATTAGCTGCAATATTACCTGTTGCATCTCTTACAGCTACGGTATTATTTGAAGCACTAGCACTTGCTGTTCTAAAGTCTGTTCCGACCCTTAATGCAGTAGCTTGTGATGCTTCACCTGTAAAATTTGTAGCGTAGACATTTGAAAACTTTAAAGATCCGCTTCCTAAAGCAAATGTGTTGTCTATTGCTGGTGTAATTCCTGTTGAATCAAACGTAACTGAGTGTGTAGAAGTTCCCGAACCATTAGTACTTTTTACTTTAATTTTACTATTGTTTCCTGTTACGTTTTGAATAACTCCTTCTGAGCCATTCTCTATTAATAATTGTAAATCTTGTGAGGCGCCAATTTGAATTCCACTATCTGGAAATTCTACAGTAGTTGAAAATACTGTGTTTGCTCCGCCTGCTGCTTGTTGAATAAATTGATTAGCAGCTACGCCGCCTAATCTTAAACTATCAGACGCTGTGCCCCAGAAATAATGTCCTGCTGGTGTTGTTACACCATCTGTAGCTAATTTTGTATTAACTAGTGTAACACCCTTCTTAACTCTATCAAACCCTGTAATTGCGTTACTTGCAGCAATATCAAATTCAACTGCACTAATAATCATTACAGTTTCACTATTAAGTGTTCCTGAAATAATATTCCTAGTAGTACCATTAGTATCAAGAATTTCTAGGCTTTGCATTTGGGTAACACCGTCGCCTGCGTTCTGTGGACCAATTAGTACAAAAACTGTTCCGCTATAAACATATAACTGGTTGTTAGTAGTGTCCCACCAAAAATCACCAACTGATAATCCGGTTGGTTGTGTTGCTGACGCTTCTGATCCGCCATTTGTTCGCCATTTAGTTCCATCATAAAACTTTAATTTGGCAACCGATGTGTCATACCATATTTGGCCGCTTAACGGTCTAGCCGGTGCTGTTGCTCCGCTAAAGTTTTCTAGCAAAAACAGGAAGTTTTCGTTTTGTATTTCACCGTAACCTGCATAGTTTTTACCAATAAATTTTAAATCGGTAGTTTGGTCGACGGTACCATCTTCAACATTTGTTAAAAGCGTATTATTGTATCTATCTATTTGATATGCCATTGTTGTTCCTCAGTAGTACTTATGTTATTATTTATCTATAATACGCATCATCATTAATACGCAGTTGTAGCCTGCCATTGCCAGGCAGAACCGTTTGATTGGTATCTCATTAAGCTACGTGATGCTGTTAATGATACGTTACCACTTGCACCAGCAAATACAATATCTTGTACAACTGCTTGATTTTCAGTACCGTTTTTATCAACTGCAACATAGCTAATTGTTTTTGCAGAATTTACATCAATACCACTTGCTGTTGCATTAGCATATGATGTACAGTGCAATTTAGCTTGTTTTCCGTTAGTAATTGCTGTTGCAGGATACAAATCATTTAAATAACCAGCTACTGCTGCTTGTAATGTTGCTCCTGTTCCTAATCCTGTAATATCAAAGCCCATTACAATTACTTCATTTGCTATTTCTGTATCTGTATAAATTTTAGTAGATGCATCCTGTGATGCAACTGGGTCAGCAACTCCTGTAATTTTATGATTACCAGTAATTGCAATATCACCACCTGGAGTTATGTTAATTCCGCCTGTTGCAGTAATATTAATTGCAGAAGCACTATTACTAATTGTGTTACCGTCAATACCTATTGAATCAACTTGTAATGCTGTAAGTGTGCCTACTCTAGTTAGTTCATCAGCATATAAAATATTTGATAAGCTAGTATTTGTTAATTTTGTTTGTCCGCCGATTTTGATTGACTTTGTTGTATCTGACAAATCAATATTTTTATTAAATGTCCAAGCGTCTGTTGCAGCTAGCCATTTTATTGTTTTGTCTGAATCAGTTGAAAGTAGTGTAATACCTCCACCTTCTGCACCTACATCATTACCACCCGTACTATCTGACTGATACCCTAGCTCAATATTTTTATCTTCTACTCTTAGTGTAACTGTATCAAGTGTAGTAGTTGTTCCTTCTACAATTAAATTTCCGGTTGCTCTAATATCGCCTTCAACATCTAGTGTGTATGCTGGCGACCTATTAGTTGTAAATATACCAACTTTTGCTGTGCTTGCATCTACGTATACAGCGTCAACAATTAATGAGTTGAATTGGTTTGAACGTACACGCAAACTTAAATCATGATCTAATAACTGATTCTCAATATAGAATCTATCACCAATAACCTTTTGTACGTTATTTTGAGAAAGACCAATTGTTAGTCCGCCTGAGTTCTGTATTGTTAAGGCGCCAGTTGTAACATCATTTGCGTTAGACGCTAAGAATTGTTCAGCTGTTTTAGTAATTCCTTGTGCATCAGTAAGTGCCAATGAACTATTAGCAATACCGTGCCATTTAAAATTAGCTCCATCAATTAAATTGTAACCTTCGTATATAATACCATCTGGATTAGTACTTGCATCAACTAATCCTATTACTCTTTCTGCATATGCAGGTGTAAATTGTACATCACTAACTACAGCTTTAAGTGTTCCACCAACATATAAGTATACTATTGTTTGTGATCTACTTGTATTATCAAGTATCTGGCCTATTTCGAATCCACTTTTCTTCTGTGCTACAGAATATTGCGGTCCAACTAGTATTGTATCTGTTCCGTCAAATGCATAAACTTGATTAGTTAAATTATTAATCCACAAGTCGCCTGCCACCATTGTCGGAGTGCTACTTTGAACAAATGGTCCGCCACTAGCTTTCCATGCTGCTCCATCGTATACTTTTAATCTGCCTGCACTAGTGTCCCACCAAGTTTGTCCTGTTAAAGGATTACTAGGAGCTGCTGAATTACTAAAATTTTCTAGTAACTTAATAAAGTTCTCGTTAAATGCTTCTCCGTAACCAGTATAATTTTTGCCAACTAATACAAGGTTAGTACTAGTATTATCTATTTGGCCGTCAATTAGATCTGTAAGTAGTGTACCGTCAGTTTTATTTAATTGATAGCTCATGATGTAACTCCACTGTATATAATATAGTTAACAGCCAAGTAAGGATCAATAGTATTCATTGCTGTTCCTAAACTAGATGTAGTTTTAATTCCGCCACTCGATGCTAAACCTTGAGTTCCTTGCGTACCTGAAGTAATAGATAATTGTATAGCGTCTGTATCTGTTGGTGTTCCTGTTCCAACTCGAGTTGCATAATACTGTGTTCCGCTGTCACCTTCCATATCATGTTCGTGTTCTGGTAAGTTTTCTACTGCTAGTTGGGTATTTTGAGTACCGCCTGTGCCACCTATACTATCTGCCGCAACGTCTGTAACTCTATTAGCACTTGATCCTCCCATTGCGTCTAAACCTAGTGGGAATCTTCCACGCATATCTGGTACTGCAAAAAAGTTAACCCCAGCATCTTGTACTAGCGAAGAATCTTTAAAGTTAAATCCAATTGATAACCATAAATCATTATAGTCTGATTTTCTAACTTCTGATCCATCACAGAATAACCAACCTGGTGGGGGAGATGTTCCGCCAAACATAACAATAGTTCCAATTGGGTTAAGAGGTACTGATTTTAAGAAGTTACTTTTTGTAATTCTAAATACACCTGTTGATCCTGTTGGTCTATTTAATAATAGTTCATCGGAGTTTTCCGCAGAGTATGTAACTGTTTTGCTAGATATAAATGTATTTGCAATAGACATGTTAAATGTTTTTGTACTACCACCAGTTTGTCCATCAAATTCAAAACTTGCTGCATCAACATCACCGCTGACTGAGAAAGTTGTAGCACTTGCTAGCTTATCAGCTGATCCTGCTCTACCACTTACTGTACCACTAACGTTACCTTGTATATTACCATAAAAAGTATTAGCATAAACAGCATCATATTTGTTAGCTAGTGTACCAATATTTCTAGTAGAACTAGTATCAGGTGCAATATTTCCTGTTTGCAGAATTCCACCAATATCAACATCGCCGCCTATGTATGCGTTTAATGCAACACCTATGCCGCCTGCTGTAATAATTGATCCTGTGTTAATACTAGAACTGTTTATTGTACTTGTTATATTTAAGAATCCAGATCCAGCAACACCTGATTTTGCTCCTATTTTTATATTACCAGAAACATCAAGATCTTGTTCAGGAGCACTATTATTAATTCCTACTTTACCACTTGCATCAATACGTAGTATTGTTGGAGTAGATGCTCCGCTACGCAATCTAAAGTCAATATTAGATCCACTAGTATTATGCTGTATAACACCTTGCTCTCCATCAACTTGTAGTGCAAGTTGTCCTCCTGTACCAATTACTATACCATCATTATTTTTAACCTTTAAATCAAAGTTTGATGTTGAAGTTTGGTCAGTTCTAACAAAGTTTGTTGCCGGAACAGTAGTTGATCCAATAACTAATGCATCTGCTTTTTCTGCTGTGCCGTAATATTTTAATAATTCAGATCCAAACAACGCTAATGTACTAACATTCATTCCTGCTCTAATGCCTGTTGTAAATCCTGCAATAGCACTCTTAGGAGTAAATGCTCGATCACTAATAATAAACGCTGTCTTGTCTTGTATTTTTACTGAAAGTACATTATAAGATAAATTATCAGTTCCAATTAAAACTTCTGATCTTGTACCTGTTAACAAACCATCGGTAAATTCTGGACCTACTAATACCCAAGTAGAACCTGTGAACAAATATAACTGCTGACTACCTGTATTAACCCATAAATCTCCAGCACTTGAATTTGCTACTGCTGGTTCTGAACTTGCTTTTTTAAGTCCTGCGGCAGCTTGCCATATAGTTCCATCATAGATTTTTAACTGGTCAACATTTGTAGTTGTATCGTACCATAGTTGTCCTTCTACAGGACGTAAAGGTGCTGTACTACTTGCAAAATTTTCTAATAAATGTAAAAAATTCTCACTAATTGCTTGCCCATATGCCGTTGTAAATCGACCCGGTAAACTTAAAGTAGTCTCAGTATTAAGAGTATTGTCAGCTACCGTAATAGTTCCTTTATTTACGGAGTCAGTGTAACTAATTGCATATGCCATTTATTATCCCCTTAACCCGCTAAACTCTGTACACGTACAGTATAATCTATTTGTATTAATCTGTTAAGTGATTTTTGTACTGGATGGAAAATTACATGAGTAATTAATCTTCCTGTTCCACTAGCACTATAACTTCTTAAACCTAATTCATCAAAAACATAAGCATTATCTGGATCTGTAGCATTATCAAATGCTTCTTGTCCACTTGGCTCTCCATAGTCTAGTAAACATGATACAAGTATATCAGTATAATTTGTACCACTTACATGCCTAATTTCTGTTTTATTTCTTGCAGCATCTGTGTTGTTAACACTTTTTTCATCAACTACTTTAGTATAAGTTTGATTATATAAACTAGCATTAGTTCCTGTGCTATTAGGTGTAAGATATGTAATAATTCCTGTTGGATCGACCGAAGTACCACCATTACCAAAGCTCATCTCGTAAATAAATCCTGCACCTGCATTGCTCAAACTTTCTGCTAATGCAATACTCATATTTTCATAATGAATTGCATTGCGTTTTTCAATGTATATTTCTTTAGATTCAGGATCAAAAATTTTGATATGTCCTTGAACTAGTACTCCATTTGTATCTTGCATATTATCACTCATTGTATTTCCTATACTGTATTTATTCTGGTAGCGCCGATGTTCCTGCTCGTAAGAACCGTGCTATTGAATTTTCAGCTTCTCCTAATGTTTCACCTGTAGTAGACCATGTTTTACCAGTCTTTCTAACTACTGTTACCTTACTTTGGTTAGCTGGAATTTCTGCTAACGTTATTGAATTCGTACTATTGTTAAATTCAAATTGTTTTGGAAGAGTTATATCTCCGTCTGGGCTATCTAGTGCGTTTAGTGGTGAAAATGATTGTATTTCTGTTTTCCTCATACGCTGCCCTGCAACAAACACTTCAATCTCGTCTTGTCCAGCAAATCCTATGTCAAAATCTAAAACAAAGTTTGATTGTGTACCATTACCTGTAAAACTCTGTGATTGAGTCATATCTTGATAAGGTACAGTCTTACTTATGTTTTGATCATATACTTTTGCTCCTATTGGGTGTAGATCTTTTACGCCAGTACCTAATGTACCTCTACGTAGTTGTTTTAATGTATTTCCGTCTTTAACAAAGTATTCAATTCTTTCACCATCAATAAACAAAATGCCTGGCAAATTTTGTCCTTTGCTTGGTACTGACAAATCACTTCCATCAACAACTTCTATACGCAAATCATAACTGTTTAATGGTTCACGTAGCTTAGTTGCTTCTTTATCTAAACGTTTAAAATGTGTTCTGTTTAACATATCTTTGAACTGTCTATATGCAAATTTTGCAGTACTTACATTTGCCGTAAAGTGTAATACATCAATTACATCATTAGCTGCCGGCATTCTAACTAATTGTACTTTCATACGATCATCAGTTACTGAATAATCAACGCTTGGTGTTAGTAATTCTCCGTTTACACTTACCCATACATATTGTGCATCAACTGCTTTTTTCCTTAACGGAATTTCTCCTACAGTTAATCTATTATATTTTACTTTTTGTACATCACTATCAACTAGTAAGGTTCTTTCAACAACATCGTAATTTATTCTTTCAATGCCAAGTAAATCATGGTTTGAAAATTGGAGTACTTCTATTGTATCATTAGCATTAGGTGCTATATCTAATGTAATAGTATTATTGTTTATTAAATATTGCCCATCTGTAATAGCAAAGAGTTCAACTATATCTCCAGGAACTCCTGTTTCATCCGATAATACAATTTGACTATTTGCAATATCAAATCTCCAGTCATTCGGTGTAAACTTTTCAACTCCAGATACAAATACTCTAATATCTCCTGCTGCATTTGCACCAATTGGTTGCTGGAACGTTTCAATTTTATACTCTCTAAGATTTTCTAGAGGTATTGTATGTTGTATATTATATCCAGGATTTAAAATAGTATTGTTAACCTTAACCATAATATTGTGTTGGTTTGGTTTAGAATAAAACGGAGTTTGAGCTAGCGTAAACGCTCTAGTAGTTCCGTCGCCTACAAATGCATCTTTACTAACTTGGCTGTAATTAATTTTTGTTTTTTCGCTGAATACTGTGTAGTGTATTATTTCATTACTAACTGTTCTAGGAGTTTTAAATCTAATACCAACTTTAGCAACTGGCGCACCACTATCTGCACTATTAAATATTTCTACATCTGTAGCTACACCGTTTACACTAACAAATACACTTACATTCTTCTCAAAATCAACTGTAGTTAGATAATCTGCTTGTCCTGCTGTTGAAACTCCTTGTCCAAAATCAAGTACGTTTTGTACGCCTTGTGCCATTGCAATAATGTTTAGTTCTGCACCAGGTGTTGCTGAATTTAAAGTTATTTGATTATTTGCCCAGTCAATTGTATAGTTGTTTGACGGTTGAATTACGTTAGCAACTTTTACTATTATTGCTGGTGAAGTTTTAGGTATTACTCCTAAGCTATATGTAGTAGTATTATTCATAATATAACTTTGGCTATGTATCATACCTTGTCCAGTACTATCTCTTGTAAACACTTTAATATCAAGTGTATCTAATACTTGCCCTGGCACTAGTTCTTCAGGACCGCCGCTTGTGGTAGGTGTAACAAATCCATCACCGTCTACAATAATATCTTCAGAGTCTATACCAGTTGCTGTTTTATATGCAAGATCTCCTCCGCTTAATTGTGTATCGTAACTAGATGCATCCGGAAGTTTACTACCATCGCTAGTTGTTTTTCTAACAGTTAGTATATCTCCGTCTAATAAGCTTATACCTTGTACTTCCAAATCAACTATTTGTGTTACACCATCTCCTACTATTGAATTAGTAATTGCATGTGGATTTGTATTTGGAATACTTGCATTATTGTAATTAGGATCGTCAATACGTACACCATTTTTATAAATGTTATAGACAACATTTAATGCCATTGGACTAGTTAGTACAACTGCATTAGTTGAGCCGTCTGCTGTAAATATTTCATCTTCAAAAGTATTATCATAAGTGTCCCAGCTATCCGAATACCAACCTTGGCTATCCCAGCCGCTTGGTGAATCAAAATCAAAGCTACGTACTTGAACACCTCCGTAATCAATGCCAGTCATTAATTGTTCTAATTCTTTACCATACATACTTGATGTTGGATTATATGCAAAGTTAATTCTATCTTCGGCTGTTAATAAACTAATTGGTTTGTAATATTCTATTTTAATAACTTGTCCAGCTGTTGGAGGTTTTGTAAATGTTATACAACCTTGATGTCTTGTATATCCCTTTGAGTTATCTTCAACGTTTTTATAGGTATAAACACTTCTTAATTGTTCAACATATGACGATGTATCTTTACCAATTAGTACTTTAACTTTGGAATTTGAAAGATCCATTGGCCATTCAAGATCAAAAATTACTTGTGTTCCAGTTGCTGTAAAATTAGCAACTTCAAGTAAGGATGAATAATAAACTTTTCCAGATACTCTATCAAACTTAGTGATAATGTGTGGAGACCTAACTACACCATTACCAAGTATAGCTGTAGCTTTTGCTATTGTACTGCCATCGGCTTGCGAACCTTCAAGTGTAATAGTTGGAGCAATAGTATATCCTGATCCAGGATTTGTTACTTTAATACTAGTAACTTTTCCGTAGCCTATATATGCTGTAGCTGTTGCTCCTGTTCCATGTGTGCTAGTAAATTTAACAATAGGAGGTATAGTATATCCTGTTCCTGCATTTGAAATTTTTACGTCTTTAACTTGATAGCCATTATTATCAGCCCAATGTTTTCTTGGATAAACAGATGCACTATTAGGAGCACTTACTACAGTACCATCAATAACTTGTGCTTTACTTGTTACAATTGATTTACTTATTTTACTATATTCAGGCTGTAAATCAAAATCACTTATAGTAGTATTTGTTGGTTGTGTATTTGTATAGTTACTAATAAATTCTCTTACATTTGTAGTATAAGGTTTTACTTCATTAATATATGATTCGTAGTTTGCTAGATTGTTATTATTAAATGTTACGTCTTGATATAGCGGTCCGAGGTTGTGTTTAACTTTAACAAAACTTGTTTTAAATACCCAATCGGCTCCTTTTTGCTCTGCAAGAACATACCGTATTGTTGCAAAGAATAATTCATTATATTCTACTGATAGTGTGCCAACAAGAATATTATTTTTTATAGCATCTAAAATAAATCTAAGTTCTTTAGACGGAGTGTTATCATAAAAATAACTATCAAAACTTCTATTATCAAATCCTACAGTATTTTTAGTATAGTCATATAGTTTATCATTAAACTTTACTGTACCATTTTGTCTACCAATTGTTTTATAATTTACAGTATAATCTTCAGTATCCTCATTTGCAGTCTTTTGTAAAAGCAGCCAACCGCCTGAGCCTACTGAATTTATTTTAACTGTATTACCAATTGAATTATCAAGACTAGTTAATAAGTATGACCCTGCTATAGTGTCATTAACTTCGGTAAACTGATTATACCCGGCAGCATACCAATCAACATAATCCCAAAACTGTGTTACATCATAATCTTGTATACTTCTTCTAAACCAAACACGGTCAGTTTCATTCCAAGAGTACAACGACCATTTATTAAATACTGTACTATCAGCTTCAACTAAAATAGTAAATCTTCTAACACTTATCCTAGTATTTTCATCATATCCCGAACCTTGATTTGAAATAGTAACTGAAGCAACTTGTCCTAATGCGTTAACAGTTAAGCTTATATCAGCATCAGTTCCTACACCAGTTAGTGTAATTTTTGGAGGATTTTTATATCCTCTGCCAGCATCGTCAATTGTAACTCTAACTATTTTTCCGTTTTGTACAACAGGAGTTAATTTTGCAGGTGTAACCTTGCTTGTACTAATTGTTGATATTTCTGCGTATGTGCTAACTTTATGATCATATTCGCCACCTATTAACGTAGGCAACGGTTCTTTTAAAGATAAACTAGTTAAATCATATTCGTCTGCTATCAGTGTTTGATTACATACTACATTAACTCTTTCAATAAATTGTTTTAATGCTTCTTGCCTATTAACAAACATACTTTGTCGTGGTCTGTTTTGTACGCCATAACGACTTCTTACTGGAATATTTGTATCCGGAACTGATCTATTTTGTAAATCAAAACCAACTAAACTATCAAACCATTTTTTCTCAATATCGCTATTTGGTAAACTAGTGTCTAATCCTTTAGACATAATTTGATATTGATTATGTACGTTTTGTTTTTGTTTTCTAATTGTTGTAGTTGAATATTTAATATTTAAAACTACATCATCACTTTTAATAATATCGTTACAATTTGTTAGTAAGAATTTATCTTTGCTTAGTAAGCTTACATATCTATATTTTTGATTTGTAGGATCACCAATAAGTGCTGCCAAGTTTTTAACACTTATAGTTCTGTTCTTTATTACTGGTATAGTAGTTTTATTTTCTACCCAAAAATAGTACAACGAACTAAATGTTTTACTTGTGCTATTATAAATTAGTCTAGTTGTATATTTTGTATTACCATATAAACTAATTCCACTAATGCCTTGCAAAAGTCCTTCTTCTGTGTCTGCTAATCCGTCATATGTTTCAGGCAATACACTGCTTTCGACCCACTCATATACACTAATTACTGAGCCGTCTAGTTGTGTATTCCATGTATTTTTTTGGAAAGCTGTTGTTCCTTGATATGAATGTGCAAATCTAGCATTACCAATATTCCACCAAACTTGACCAAGATGTTCTTCAGCCCAATGTCTATTAGGATCAACATCGTCGTCGGCAAGTTGTCCTGTATTAAAAAATGCAGGATCAAAACTAGTTTTAAAGTCGATTTGTGCTTCTGCTATACCTGCAATTTTTCCTTGTACAGGATCAATAAAATCAAGGTATGTAATAATTTCTTCATCTCTTTTATTGTATAAGAAAATTCCTTCAATTTTATTAACATCAACTGGTGTTACACTTCTTCTTGTTTGTACCCAAGCTTTATTATTTCCAGTTTTTCTAAAATCAACTAATCCACCTCTAACAGTATCGCTATATTGCTGTGGCATACCAACGTATATATGATTATCGTTTGTAT